CCACATTTCTGAGATTCACATCATCCTCTACTGAGTCTTCGGCTTTGAGATTTTCTTCACGCCATAGCTGGGTATTTTCCAGCATTTCCTCTTCGCTTAGGCCCAGATAACGCTTGAGCAAGAATCTCTTGCTCATGTAGGGCACAGCTTCCAGCTGACTAAAACTGGATATTTTCGCAGCATCCAGCTCTGATTGACGATACTTGGCGAAGTTTTGTGGTTCATTCATTTTCAGTTCAAACATAGTATTGTCTATGTTCAAACCACGCCACTTCATAAATGCCTTGAACTCAGTGTCCAGCGTGGCGCAGAGCAGAGCCTGCAACCTCTTACAATACTGATTGAACCGATGTTCCTGTATCAGTGCTGTGGCTACTTTGCCATCATTGTGTATGGCTGCACTATCTTCAGCACCAGTGGGCAAATAGCTGCTGGGGATGCGCAACCCTCTGAACAGCTTGTTGGTAAAGAACTTCAGATCATCAATTTCGCCCAGGTTTTGTCCGCCTGGTAGTGTTTCCACTTTACTACCACGTCCTTCAGCAGTCTGTGGGAAGAAGTAGTCCTCGTTAATACTCAATGGATTGTAAGTTGAGTCCATGAAGCTCTGTCCGCCGCTTTGTGTGGGAATTCTGCGCTGATGTATTTCATTCTTAACACGTTCCACAAATGCCATGGCCATGTGCGCAGGCATGTTACCCACGTCAATATAAAATACGCGACGTTCTGGGGCTCTCTGCACACGGTAAATCACAATGGAATCTTCCAGCAATTCCTTTTGTTTGTACACTTTAAAGATGTTTTCCAGAACACTCTGACCAAAAGGCCAGTTACTATCCAAGCCTTCAGTCAAGCTCAGATGTACTATGTGTTGAGCTTCGATAGCCACCTCTTTTAGTCCGTGTACAAAACGACTGTTGGTACTGTACGGATTATTGGGCATATTATACGCAGCAGCACCGTAACCACTGGTGTTGGGCATGGTGTGATAGATGTTATCAGCAGTGACCTGAGTTACTGTTAGGTTTTCAAAGTTGGGATTGATGTTTCTTAGAATATACTGTTCAGGACGCTTGCCATCGCTTTCATTTACAATGATTTTAACCACATTGGTCATGTCTACCCAAAACATCTTGAAGGTTTCTGGATCACGCAAAAATACCTGATCACCGTACTTCAGAGTGTTTCTGAATATCTTGAACATGCGTTTGTCCAGTTCATTAAGAGAACACCAAGCACTCAGCTGTTTTTTAATAATGCTGACTTCAGTTTCAGTGGGTTTGTCTTTGAAGAACAAATCAAATGGTGTATTGTTCTGTTCGTTTTTTTGAGTACAGAATTCACTAATGATGTCCAGAGCACTATTTACTTCGCTGTCAATGTCCATGGCTTCATATTGGTTATAGCGTTCCAGACGATTAGGGTGTCCCATGTAAACTTCAGGCAATAGACTGCCGTAGTTTTGAAACTTGAAGTTATTCTGAGCACCAACACTAGCACCATTGATCGGGCTCAACACTCCACCAGATGCTGCTTTGAAATATTTCTTCCAAGACATTTATTATTTTTCCTATGTGTTATTTATGCCAAATCCATGTGCTCTGACCGCAATCCCAAATTCGATCATATTTTAGTTGCTGCATGATTTGCCATTCGGTTAAATTTTCACTGTTTTCGACGAGAGGTGCAATTTGTTTGCGCTGAAATTGCATCCTGTTCAAACGTTGTTTATAGTCTGTGTACCAATAACCCGTTTGTGTAGACTGATATTTAAATCCCAGTTTATCATATACTTGACCAGTTCCCCAACTGTGATCACAATAACTTATTACACTAGTTGGGTTGATTTGCTTTACAAAAAACGCAAACATGCGACCAGCAGCACCAGGCACTGAACCTGCTGTAGCCAATCTAATCAATTCCCATTCGTATTTTTTAGAAAATCTGGGTTTTCTAAAACTCATTGCAGCTACTAATTGATTTTGACATTTTAATCCCACGTGATATCTTGCACCTGCTGATCCCTGTATGTGGTGTTGATCAAAAAAATCTGCCGACGCTTCGGGCGTCATCCATTCAACTGTGCATTTCCTGGCTGAAACTGTAGATTGAGATGCCTTTAACAAATAAGTTAATCTCTGTTTACACTGGTCTTTTTTGAAATTCCATTGATCTTCCCAAATTGTGATCAAATTAATTCCTAGTTTAGTACACTGTTGATATTTGTTTGTGTGATATTCTTTTGTTCGCTGTCCAGCAATCTCACTGTGCCAATACAGTCCTGAACATTCAATAGCCAATTGTTTTTGTGGAATATAGATATCAAGCTCTTTACCTAGTAGTACTGATCGATCACTACAAACAAATTCAGAAGTAATTGATTGAACAAACGCTCTGACTTCAATTTCAAACTGTGACAGTTGTGGCTTAACAAATAAGGATTCAGCTGAATATTTTTTGCTGTACAAATACACTGTATGAGGATGAATATTCATCTGAGAACTCATTTGTTCTCTGGTATGTGTTTTTGCATACTCGCAAAACTTTTCAGCATTATCAAGTATATCCAGCACAGCCGGGTCCATACCAATTCGACTGGGGGCTGACACTGAATAATGTGTTTCAATTGTGTGTTTTGCTTTTTGGATCGATGCAGCTTTTTCTTCTGCAGAACGTAAACTCTGAGTTGCAATTGATTTTGCTAGAATATCAGCATTTTGTAACGGCCTGTTCACACCATATTTTTGTTGATTAGTTTGCTGTTGTTTGAGCAAGCATTGATCTGTCTTCATGTGATGATCGATGCCGTACTTTTTTATAGTAGTTGCTTTGCGTTTTTGTTGTTGATGCTGTTTTTGTTCAGCTGTGCGCAATTGATGAGAACTCAACAACTTTTCTTTAATTTTGGGGTTCTGAACCGGATAATCTACCCCATACTTTTGTTGATTGGTTTGTTTTCTTTTTTGCTTTACACCAGGCACTGCGTTCACAGTGTCAACACCGTATTTTTCTCTGAGAGTAATTTTTTGATTTTGCATGCGTAACTTGCCTACACATGCACACTTATTACCCAGAACGCATCCTGCTCGATAACCCAGTTCCCAAGTATTAAATTGACGTTTGTTGCCTTGTTCACATACTGGTGGTTCACCGTTGATCAATATCCACAATCTTTCACTTAGATTTTTTGGATCATATTTGTCTGTTGTTTGAGTTAGCTGCGCTAGCAAATTAGGCTGCTTTGATAATACAACAAAAAATCCTTTGGAGCTTTTGCCTTCAATTAATTGAGTAATTTGATCACGCAACTTGGTCATACTTGTATTTATACAGCAGTATTCGTTTCAGTTAATTTAACTATATTATAGTGTTCTGCCGTTCACTGGACTGAGTTGACCACCAGCGTTTGCTGTTCTGAAGTATTTTTCCAAGACATTCTTTTTTCCTATTCAGTATTTATTATCAAACGTTTTCTGCGATAGTATTTAAATACCCAACAGATTTGACCTGAATACTAATTAATTCTCTGATTGCTGCTAGCAAATCAGAATTATCGTTAGTAGTCAAACTGGGAGTTGTGATGGTTTCTGGTTTAGGCAGTGTGTCGACGGGGAAGCTGTCAGTAACTTCTTGCAATAATTTATCCATCTGTTGTTGCGGAGTCATTACCATTCTGCCAGCGTCCACTGGGGTTACCATCTCTGTCCCATGCATTGTTACAGGAAAACCAGACTCTGGACCAGAAAATACACCACCCTCTTTTGCTTGCAGAGGAACCTCAACGTGAAAATGTCCTGCTGTTGCTTTGGCACTGGGATGATTGTATTCATCAATAACGAAGTTAGCACCCATACTCTTGAGCATTTCTGTAATTTTTTGCCCTTGTTCCTCAGAAGGTGCTTGATTTAAAACAAAATCCATAGCAATTCCCTGAGTATGTCTGCTGCTTGGTGATTTTTCTTTATGAAATTTATCGTTGAGACCTGTGATTAATTTGAAACCTGGTATTCCCTCTTGTACTTTTTTAGCAAGTTCGATCAATCTGGGACTTATGCCACTGTCAGCAGCTTGTACGTCACCTTCTTTGATCTTCAATCCCATTTTTTTGAGATCTTCTTGTGATGTTACTTTAGAGTCAGCTGCTGGTGCTTTGGGTGCCCTTACTGAACCCGAAGTTGTACTCGCGGCGCCTGGTGTAGCACTGGCTGTGGCACCAGGTGTGGCGCCAGGTGTGGCACCGGCAGTCACAGGTTGTGCTTCAGTTTTGGGTTTTGCTACTAAGTCTTCTGTTGTGGCTTTTTCTCTAGCTTTTGTTTCTTCTTCTATAGTTTCTTTTTGTTTTTTAGATGCCTCTGCTACTTTTCTCAACTCCGCTGCTGAATTTTTAAATTCTGGACTTAACCATCCAAGTTTTTCAAAAAGGGAAGCCATGAAGTCATAAAAACCCTCTTTCATTGTGAGATAGACACTCATAATTCCATCTTTGACTTCAGTAAAGCTGGGTATCATAGGAGATATAGCGTTGTATAAGTATCCAAATAATTTGTACAAGGTTCCTATTAATATACCAAAGGGTGTGAATTTTAAAATCAAATTCCCCACATTTAAAATCAAATTCCCCACCACATCTACGAGTGGTTTCCATAGCGCACCAATAAGTGGACTGAAGAAATCATAAAATGCTATGACAGCAGCAGTTAACAGAGCAAATTTAGCCGCAGCAAATGCCACCCCAGCAATCAACGGAGCCGCAGCAAATGCCACCCCAGCAGCAGTTGCGGCAAAACCAGCAGCAGTTGCGGCTAAACCAGCAAGCAACGGAGCAAAAGCAATACCCAAAGCTATCAATATGGGTTTCCAGTTATTGGATAAAAATTCAGCCACCCATTTAATCGCCGGCCACACTGTAGTAGTAACAAAACTACTAAACTGCAACAAAGCTGGCATCACTGTAGTAGTAACAAAACTACTAAACTGCAACAAAGCTGGCACCAATGTGGTCATCGTAAAATTACCCAAGTTAGCCAAAGCTGGCATCACTGTGGTTATTAAAAAATCACCAAAACTTTTCAATGTGGGTATTAGTGTTTGATTGATGAAACTGTTGGGATTGTCAAACGATTTTATTAAACCTGTAACTCCATTTTTAATGGTTTCTATAAAACCCAAAAGAGTGGGCTTAAACTTTTCAAACAAAGGCATAATCAAATCATCAAACATTGTTTGTTTGAGTTTTTTCATTGTTTCATCAAAATCTTGTAATGATCTGGTGGTTTTGTCTTGGGTTTCTTGTTCTTTTCTAGCTGCTTCATTCTTTTCTTTTGCCGCAGCTTCATCCATTGTACCGTCTGCTTTGAGTTTATTCTGTGACGCGATTTGAATAGCTTCCATGGAACCCACAAAGGTGTTAACTCCACCAGCTTGCGCAACACTTAAATTGGTACTAAGTTGTTTAGCACGTTTCATTACTTCTATTTGACCAGCAGTGGTTGTTTCATCTAGTTTTTTCTTACGTTCAGCGTCATTTTCAATTACATTAGTGCCGTTGATTATACCGTCAGTATAATCAGTCATACCCTTCATGGCTCCGCCCATCACTGCCTGATAATTTCTCTGTGCTTCAGTTTGCGGAGCAATACCCAATATTCTGAGTTTAACCATTTCTGCTCCACTTTCGCCAAATTTTGCACGAGCTTGTATCATGGCTTCATTAAGTGCTTTTTGCTGAGTTTCACTCATGCCAGCCATTTTCATTCTAACGGCTGCTTCTTGCATAGTTTTGGCCTGAGCGTCTGCTTGCTCCTTACGAGATTTTCCAGTAAGTTTGGCCATGGCATCCATTTCCTTCATTAAATTGTTTGCCGAATCCGCCATCTGCTCAGTAGTATAACTGTTTCCCTGAGCACCCTGACTAAATAAACTCATAATAGTGGGCAAAGATTCATTAACTTCCTGAGCACTCATTCCCAAAGCTCTTAAATCTTTTCTAACAGTTTCACTAACCTTGGCAAATTTCATCGCACCTTCAGTGACAGTACCAAACTGTGCAAATTTTTCAGTATTGGCGCTTACTGTGCTAGCAAACTGTTCCATCGTCTGTCCAGTCTGAAAGGCAGCACCACGCATCATCATGATGTTGTTATTGAAACTGGCTCCTGACGCACTGACTGTTTCCAACGAATCCACATAGCTATCTAATGTTTTAGTTACTGCGGTCAACACACCAGTAAATATGCCTAAAATTCCACCTATTAGCGGCAAACTACTAACTGATTCATGCAGTGCTTCAGTAAAATCACTTAAACGAGTACCACCCACAAACAAAAATTTAGCAAATTCAAAACCAGCAGTCACAAAATCACCCACAACTTCTATGCCTGTTTGTATAACTGCTGCATAAAGATTCGCTTTAGAAGCCATTCCACCAACAGATTTTGCTGCCATGCCTGCTGCACCAGAAAATCCCTGTCCAGACTTTCCCATCATTCCAGCAGCTTGAGCAAAACTGCCGCTTAATCCACCAGTCATGCCACTCATTTCAGAAAAAAGAGTGTCCATTTCTCCGCTCATGTCAGTCAAGCTGGTTGCAGCCGAGGACCCAGCACTGGCCAGTTTACTCACAGAGCCACTGGCGTTATCCACGCCATCTCCCATGTTTTTTAGTTTGTCATTGAAGTTAGTAGCACCAGCACTTAGTAGGTCCATGACCTTCGCAGCTTTTCCAGCACTTTTGGCCAATTCATCAAGGGATTTCTTACTGGCAGGATCCAATTTAATTTTGGCAGACGTGGAGCCTAATTTCTGCACTTCTTTGATCAGATCTTGCAAACTAGATTCTGTAGCAATTCCGTCAATTTCTGCCCCGTCCAACTGATTCGCGGTTGCTTTGATTATTACTGTAGCCACTTTTTAATCCCCATTTTTACCATATATAAATATCAAATACAAAGTTATTTATTGGCGGAAAACTCTATGAACAACCCTAATCCATTACAGAATTTTTTTAGAAAACCCAAATTTAGCATGTCGTTGCCCAGCCGAGGACGTTGGTATCCACCCAACACATTAAAAAGCACCGACGGCTCAGTGGAAATTTTCAGCATGACTGCTGCTGACGAAACCAAATTTAAAACCAACGAAGTTTTGATGAGCAGTCAAGCCACATACGACTTGATCAAAAGTTGTGTGCCTGCTATAGTTGACCCTGAACTCATGCCCATTGTGGATCTGGATGCAGTGTTACTCAGCATACGCAGAGCCAGTTACGAAGATTCTATCACTTTCAAATCACCTATTCCCAATACATCATTGGTAGATGAATTTGAATTGAAAATTTCTGATCTCATAGACACTATGTCTAATGCTTCAGTATCATGGGATGAAGAGCTGAACATCGTGGAAGGCGACAGCACTGTGACTTTTCAGGTTGTACCATTGGCACTAAAGCATTTGTTCAGCACCACACGTCAAATCATGCGCCAGCAACAGCGTGCCGAATCCACCATCAATAACAGCATTGAACCTGATGAAAAACTCAACGAGATCAGTCAACAGTTGAAAACCATAGCAGATTTTGCTGTGAACAATGTAGCTGATTCCATCAAGAGCATCCGCACCAACAGTGGTTTTGAAACCAGTAAGCCACAGGAAATACGGGATCTGTTGTACAAACTGGACCTGGAATATTTCCGAGCCATCAAGAATCATCTGGAACAACAGAAAAAGATAACAGGATTTAAACCGGTTATCAGAACCACCACACCAGAGCAGCAAGCACTGGGTGCTCCAGAGACATTCCCAGCAGAAATTACATTCAACCTCAGTAACTTTTTTGCATAATATGAACCCACTTAAAGCATATTTTCGTCAACCCGAACTCTATATCAATCTGCCCAGTCAGGGAAAATACTGGCCCGAAGGCAGTATCATGATTCCTGTAAATGGTGAACTGCCAGTGTACAGCATGACTGCTGCTGACGATATGCTCATGCTAACACCCGATGCTCTCATCAATGGCAGCGCCACTGTTAATTTGATTCAAAATTGTATACCCAACATACAGGATGCTTGGCAAACCCCCAGTGTGGATCTGGAATACTTATTAGTGGCTATCCGTATAGCCAGCAGTGGAGCAAACATTCAGATAGAAAGTGTATGCACCAGCTGTGATCAAAACAATGATTACAGCATTGATCTCAGGGTATTGCTGGAGCGATTTGACCCATCAGCTTGGCATCAGCCGCTGATACTGGGAGAATTGATGCTCACATTCAGGCCTTTGAATTTTCAAGTACATAATGATTTCGCAAATAGATTTTTTCAGTGCAAGAAAAAACTCAGCCAAACATCCGCAATTGAAGACACAGAGCAGAGAGAACTTATCTCCAGTGAGATCATGAGCGAGGTTAACAAAATTGACCTGGAGTATCTGATATCCAATATCTTCATGATACAAACTAAAACAGTCACAGTAACTGAACCAGAATTTATATCTGAGTTTGTTTTAAACTGTGACAAACGAACATACAATCAAATAAAGAATCATCTGGATCTTCTGAAAAAATCAACTAGATGCGATCATCTGGAATTAATTTGCGATAATTGCGGACACCAGTACAGCTCAGAATTCAGCATGGACTACGCAAGTTTTTTCGAATAAAGCTGCTTCGTTGCGACTCTAACCAAGCAGTGGAGAGACTGCTGGAGGGCATGGAGCGGCAGATAAATTCATTCAAAGAAGATTTGCTCAAGAGCATCTGGTACATGCGAGGATCAGTAAGCTATGCAGACATCATGCAGATGACAGAGAAAGAGCGAGCAATCATTGGAAAAATAATCAAAGAAAATCTGGAAACCACAAAAAAGACTGGACTACCATATTTTTAGAAGATTGGTAATCCAGTTTTTCTTTTCATAGTTTCCAGTCACAATATGCTGCACAGTATCTGGGCAGTTGGGAGATGTGCTACGCACATCTGTTATTTCGCTTGCTTCGCAAGCTCATAACGTTTTTTTAAATCTACAGTTCTTTACGTTGATGAACTTTCTTTAGCTGAATACTCTTCATAGATCCTGCCATATTTCGCCCGTCCGCGGGGCGAAATAATAGATGTGGGTAAACCCTTCATGAGTCCACAGCCAATCAATAACAGAAGTATTAGCGGAGGCGGTTGACCGGTACCCCCAATCTTCTTATTCGGCAACAACGCTAACATTATGATCTCTGGAGTACACACAAAATGACCAGCCTCAGTGAGGACGGTTAGCGGTTGCGTCAACGGGACGATGCTTCAGCGGTATTGACAGCGCCAAAGCAACTTATCAGTGGTTGTATCTTTTTCACAGAGCCACTATCGTTTAACTTAAAAAGTCTATTTTTGTAACACGCAAGATCCGACGGCCAATTTTTCAGGCAATCTCAATGCGAGTCGAGCAGCCTCGACCAAACAGCGTTACTATATAACCGGAGTTATTTTGAGATGGTCTCTGAAAGTTCCCTGATAGATTGTTTATTGATTTCGAAGAATGTTTTTAGATCTGAAAAAAACCAAGTTCCATGATGTTGTGATTTATAATGAGTTCCATGAGGAGGTAAAGTGAGTTTTTCTTGTGCCGGGGTGGCTATGAATGTTCCATGATGTGTAATTTTGATGAACAGTACTGTGAGATCACCCTCATCAGCTACCCCCACAGACTGTTCAATCCAATTTTCCAATAGTTTATTAGTGGTTCCTGAAAGTAATTGATGAAATCCAAAAGATTTATAACTTTTACACTCGATATTTAGTCGGTCAAAGCTGGGCCCAGGTATAATATCGCCTTTGAAAGTTCTGATCTGCCCTTCGCTCAGTATCTGTTTTCTGTGAGAGTTTGCTCCACCTATGTAAGAGCATTTTAATTATTAATCTGTAGGCTTAAATTTACAATTTTCGAAATGATATCTTTTCATGTTAGCAGCACCACCTGTTTTTTTACAATATACACATGTTGCTGTTTTTTTCTTATGCCCTTTAGAAGCTTGACTTAGTTTTTCTCCAAAACCATCAGGCTTTGGTTTTCCTTTGGAGCTTTTGCTTATGTTTTGCTTCCAAGCATCAATCTCCTCTTCGGTCATCTTGTAAAAACAAGGTTTGTTAAACATTCCATTTTTTTCCCCACGGTGAATTCTGCGCTTGTCATTTTTCCATTTTAATTTAGTTTCTTCAGTATGTTTCTTTCCAAACATTCCGTTTTCGTCACCGCGTTTTGGACATTTTTCACGCAAAATTTTTTTAATTTGAATGGATTTCTCTTCTCCAAAAAGTCCTTCATATTTTTTATTTTTATTATATGGTTCTTTTCCGTATTGAGGATTGTTTTTTCCTCTAGAATACATATTTAAAAAAGTTTCTCGTTCTTCATCATTCATTAGTCTATGAAGATAATGACTTTCACCTGAATAATACAGTTCATTTAATTTTTTCATCTCATCACTAGATAATAGGGCTCTCCAGTGAGGGTTATTTTTATATCTCTCAGTTAAACTATTACTTATTTTTAAGCGAGTTTCTTCCAAGTGTTCTTCTGGTGGTATAAACTTTATGGCACCAATATGGCGATTGAAGTATTTTGGAGTCGACTGATTGGGCAATTTTGCTCTCAACACGTCTTCAAAAATTTGTTTTCTGACCTCTTCATAAACTAACGAGCCTCTTGTTTTATGTAAGGATTCAATATAAAACAGATAATTTTCTTTTCCTTTACTAGAAATACATTGATTTAATAATTCAGATGAACCAGTGTACGATTTCCAATCAGATTCTTTTTTAATCCTTTTTTTATTCTTCTTACCTTTTACTGTTTTTCTTAAATACTGATGAAATTGCTTTTTGCCTATGTATTCTTTACCTGTATCACATTCAACTATGCGGTAGATAAATCCAAACCATTCATCAATATTAAACTCTTCAGGAAAAATCCAATGTCCGATGTCCATAAAAGCTCCTCATTTTATTTATGTAAATGAGTAGCTTTTATTGGTTTAAAACCCTTTCCCAGCTATTTCCCTTTTGTTTTTGCGGATTTGGCATCACTCATAGTTATGCCGTCTCCTGCAAGTACTGGGTGAAACCATTTTCTTTAATCACCTTGAGTACGTTATTAACTCTGCTGGCCAATTCGTCTTTGTGACTGATTAACCAAACACTGCGATGACGTTCGCGAGTCATGTGTTTGAGAACAGCCATGGCGTTTTCTACTCCAGCAGCGTCCATACCATTATCGATCATCTCGTCAATGAACAATAGATTAATGGGCTGATATAAACTTTCCCAAACATCTCTGAAACTCCAGCTCAAACACAATATTAAACGGGTACTTTCGCCGCGTGAGAGATTCCCCACATCTAGATCTCTACCCAATTCTTCAATTTTTACACTGAGATCGCTCTGGAAAACCACACGATGCGGTAACCCCATTTTGTACAGATAGTAACTGAGTCTCTGATTCAGATAGTTGAGGTTTTGTTCAATGATTCTTTTTCTAATAAAACTGTCTTTGTTAGTGAGCAGTTTCAACAGAAATTCCTCGTGATCCTGAACTTTTTTCAGCTGATTGATGAGATCATAGTTGATCTCCTCCAGTGCATGGGTAGTCATTTCAACAATCTGTTCCTGGTAAGGATCAGTCTGAGTTCGTTGTGCTTCCAATTGAGAATATAATGCCTGAAGATTGCTGCGATGTTCCACAGCATTTTCCACTGAATCATAGATGGTCTTGACTGGTTTATCCATGACACAGAGATTGCGCTGATCGTCAGAACATTTGGTTACTTCCAGCTGTAACTGATTTAACACCGATTGAGTTTCAGTCACTTGTAACTGTTTTGCAGCCAACTGTTTGTCCAGATCCGGAACTGGCTGTCCACAAGTGTAACAACGATTTTCACTTAAACTAATCAGTTCAGCCTGTAATCTTTCCAGTGTTTTTTGCTCACGTTTTAGAGCTAGACTTTTTTGCTGACACAACTGTTCCAGATGCTGACGTTGTTGTGTTAACTGCTGATATTGTTTCCAGCTTTCGTGTAAAGCAATTTCAGCTTCAATATCCACACTGCTCAGTTGTTCAATAGCTGATTCAGTGATTGCGATATCGGATTTTTTACGTTCCTGCCAGGTTTGTTGACGCTTTAACAGGTTAGAGATCTGCTCCTGTATACGCTTGTTGGCATTAGTGACTGCTTGAATTCTTTGTTCTTCCTGGGTGATCAGGTCTCGGGTGGCTTTCATTTGCTCACGAAGACGATCAGCTTTTTCACTTAGCAAAGTGATTCCCAAGAGCTGCTCAATGATGGTTCTCTGTTCATTGGCTTTTAACGCCAAGAACGGATTAGTATAAGTGTTGAGAGCCACCACATGCTGAAACATGTCGTGTGTCATTCCCAGCAATTGATCAATGGCATTTTGTGTTTCACGACTATCACCCTGTGCTTCATCTGCTGCCTGCTGTTCCTCATTGTTGATGAAGAACTTGAATACGTTGGGTTTTCTGCCTCGTTCAACACGATATGCCTGGCCTTGAATTTCAAAATCCACTGTGACCAGCAGATTTTTTCCATTGGTTTTGTTGATGAGATTTTCTTTTTTGATGTTAGAGAGTGCTTGACCATATAAAGCATAACTCAGTGCGTTTAAAACGGCTGTTTTCCCTGTACCATTCCTTGAACCACCATCTTCGCCACCCAAGTCAATATTTTCACCCAGGACCAATGTGAGGTCCTGGGTGTCAAATTTCACTGCTTGTGTATTCTGACCCACACTGAGGAAATTTTTAACTGTGATATTCTTAATCTTAAACATGTTATAAGTTACGGTATATATCCATCAGCAGATTGTTGTCATAAAATTCACTGTTGATATTAACAATTTGTGCATTTACAATCTGATCCACGCTCTCAAACTTCAGATCCGGCGCTGCGGTGTCTTCAGTGTGAGCATTGTCTTTTTGACTTATCAAACTAATTTCTCTGAGTTGATAAGTTTCGCAAAAAGTTTCTTTCACAAAGCTGGCTTCTTCGTAAGAGATATCCACGTCCAGGCGAATCCTCACATAGCTGTTGGGCAACAGATAACGTTCTGGTTCCTGAATTACATCGCTGATGTTGAATACACGATAACGTGGAGCTCCGGGCCAAGCATAGTAAGTGGGTTCTGATCCCCATTCCAGTATCATGCAACCACGGTCATCGTCGCCGGCGTCACTAAAGTTGTGAGGGAAACAGTTACCCATGTAGGTGATGTTTCCCTGAGTCTGACGCTTGTGGAAGTGGCCTGTGAATACCTGACCAATACGCTGAAAATCGTCGGCTTTTAATTCGCCCAGATCCGGCATCTGTACCATGGCATTCATGAGAAAGTTGGGCAACTCCAGATGCCCAAACAGATACTGCCCTTGTTGTTTTTGAATCTTTTTGTAGTCTTCTCCCACTAACCAGGGTGCAAACACACAGTCGCCCTCGGTGTGGAAATCGTTGATGATATCCACACGATCTATGTTGCGAGCCCAGCTAACACTGTATAAGTCACGACGATCACGGTAAAACAAATCGTGATTGCCGGGTATCATGATGGTTCTGGGAAAAGTCTTGCTTACTAATTCCAAACATTCCAGACTGTAATTCAGAGTCTGTACATTAATGGTGTTGCGATTGTTGTGAAAATCTCCCAAAAACAAACAGATATCGCAACCATGCTGCCGTCCTAAGTCGCACATCCACTGAACAAAATTCAAACAATCCTGATTGTGTTGCAACCCATTGCTTTTATATCCCAGGTGAATATCAGTAAACGCCATGGCTTTTTTGAATAAATTGGGCATAGTTAATTATATTTTAATAACTCCAGTAAGTCTACTAAAAAGGTTTAAAACCGGTATAAAACGCTGCTGCTATAAGTGCGCTACAGGGTATAGTAATAACCCAGGCCATCACTATGCGACGAGCAGTTTTCCACTTCACATTGGGTTCTGTTTCGCTCGCACCCACGCCCAAAATACCACCAGTAATAGTATGAGTAGTACTGACGGGAATGCCCATGCTACTAGCAATAAACAACATAATACTACCACCAGATTCCGCACAAAATCCTCCTCTGCTGTCCAGCTTGGTTAACTTAAACCCCAGTGTGTCAACGATTCTCCAACCACCAGCCAATGTGCCCAACCCAATGGCCAAAAAGCTGGCCAGTATTACCCAGTAGGGTATAACATCAGTGGCTTTGAGCTGGCCGCCAGCCACCAATATCAGGAAAATAATTCCAGCAGTTTTTTGTGCATCATTGGCACCGTGACCCATGCTATAACATGCACTGCTGGCTAACTGGGCCCACCGAAACTTCTGATCCAGCGTTTTATTGGTTGTGGGCCAGATAGCTCTGGCTGCTGTATTGATACCCGCACCCAGCATAAATCCAATCACTGGGCTCAGCACAATAAAAGAACCAATCTTCACGATGTTATCCCAAATCAGTGGGTCTGTACCGGTTTTGCACACAGTTGCTCCGATGAGTCCACCAATCAGTGCGTGACTGCTGCTGGTAGGCAATCCATAATACCAAGTGATCATGTTCCAGGCAATAGCACCCATTAGACATCCAAAAATCACATTGAGGTCAACCACGCTGGGTTGAACAATGCCTTTGCCGATGGTGGCAGCCACGTGATTGCCAATAAAAAACACCGAGACAAAGTTAAAGACAGCAGCCATGGCCACTGCCTTTCTGGTGCTCAATGCTCCTGTGGCCACCACTGTGGCTATGCTGTTGGCTGCGTCATGAAAACCATTGGTGAAATCAAAAACCAATGCTATAAAAATTAAAAATAAAATACTGACTAATACTGGGTCCACGTTAAAACTCCTGACTGTTTGACCACTTCATCTGACGACTGAAACTGGGCGTTAGTCCATGTTGCTCCAGCAGGTCGTCACGCAGGTCCTGGTTGCGTTTTTCTATATTTAGGATGCGAGTAAAACTGTTGGTCAAAGTGGCAGTAAAATAACTGAAAGGATTGGAGCTTTTGCTCTCATCAAATTGCAATCCGATTTGGCTTAACTGTACCAATGCTGCGCCACGCATCTCTTCGTTGTAAGTATACCCACGCCAGTTACTGCGAGTGGCATAACGTTCACATAACTTCAGGAACATCAGTGCCAAATTCTCAGTCATCTGACCATGCGTTTTACTAAAGCTGCCAGTGTCTAGGTCACCCGCCCAGTGACTTTTACCCACGCACCGCACACTGTGATCTACGTTGATTCTGTAATGTTGAAAAGGCGGAAAATTCACACGGATATGTGTGGGGTCTGGTGCTGTCATTATGAGCTTTTCGATGTCTTCTTCGGGTTCCTCTACTTCAGGTTCAATTTCCTCCAGAAATTTCTGTGCTTTGCTTTTTTTCTGTGCCTTGGGTGGTTTGGGTGGAGCCAGTGGAATATGATCCCAGGTCATGATTCGGAACACCAGGTCACTCACTGGTATACACAGTGGATCTGCTTCTTCGCCGGTTTCACGGCGTATTCTTTCAGCTCGATTAGTCTGTGCAGCCAGGATGTTCTGATGTATGTCGGTGACTTTGTGTAAGATAACATCAAACTGATGATCATTGACTGGATCCTGAAAACTGCAATAACTATTTTTGCTAAGATGAATTTCCTTCATCATGTCGCGGTTGTTTAGGTAATTGGTTCTGCTCATATCTAGATATATACATATATTTTAGCATGGATAAATAACTTAGTAAAGGAAATAAGTTATGGCCAATCCTTCCACGGCTGCAGCAACTACATCCACTGTATCACCAGATGATTCACAAACAAAAGCCACTGCGACTGTTCTGGCCAAGCTCACACACAAAATCAAAATTTCATTACCGCCCGCAGCGGTCGGAATTTTTTACAATGATCCCAGTAATCAGTTATTACTTCCTCTAAAGAAAACAGCAGGATTTTTATTTCCTATTCAGCCAGCTATTACTACAGGTTTTGATGCAAAATACCAGGAAATTGCACCCACTCACAGTAATTTTCCCTATCAGATGTATCAGAGCAGCAGCATGAAACCCATCAGTTTAACCGGGGATTTCATAATCAGAAATCAGTACGACGCACAATATGTTAATGCTGGCATACATTTTTTACGCTCACTTACTAGAATGTTTAATGCTCGTGACGGAGTATATGCTGGTGCTCCGCCGCAAGTGGTTAGATTACATGGGTTGGGATTTACTGCTTTCGACAACATACCCTGCGTACTAACTGACTTAACTGTGACTTTTCCAGACAGCGTTGATTACATAACTTTTCAGATCAATAAATCGTCTTCAGTATTTGGCTCCGAAACGGCCAGAATACCAGTGAATCTCAGTATTCAGGTTTCATTGACTCCGGTGTTTAGTCGTGATTTTATCACCAACACTTATAGCACTATTGGCTTCAGTAGTGGCGCTGTGCGTCTGCTGGGGCGTAATGAAGAAAAACAAAAAAATAAGTCAGCTGATGAGACAGCAGGTGCAGTCAACGGATCAACAGATGCCTCAGTTCCCAGCAACAGTGCGAGCCCAAATACTAACGCACTAAGTGTGGAATCCAAAAAACAAGTATTATCCAATGCAGTTAAAGGAATCACAAAAGCTTCGGATTTGCTGAATAAAGGAAAAGAAACTCTAAGCAAAATAACCAGCTCTCCCAGCACAGGTTTAGCAAAATTGACCAGTAAACTCCCGGGCGTATTACCCAACGTGGGATCTGCTATTGGCACCACTGCGTTAAATGCAGTAACCAATAAGGCCTTGGACAAACTGATCAACACTCCGGGACAGCAGTCTGGAGTGGCAAAAGTCCTGGGCCAGGGCGTAAAAGTTGTGGGTAAATTCATGTGAGATTTGAGTAAAAAAATGAAATATTCCAAACACAGTCCCTATTATGAAACACAAAACGATGCTACCGGGAAATATCTGGATCAGATGGTCAGCAGAAATGTTCCAGCGTCTATAAATGATCTAACTTATGAAATCACCTCAAAATATAATCAGCGTCCTGATCTTTTGGCTTATGATCTTTACGGAAAAAGTGAACTCTGGTGGGTCTTTGCTGAGAGAAATCCCAATACGCTGGTGGACCCCGTGGGTGATTTTCGAGTGGGTGTGAACATCAGTATACCTGACAAAAAGACACTGTTTAGTGCGATGGGAATCTAACATGGCCAACAGTATACAATATTCACGTTTAATCAAACAATCCAAGGAAGAGATCGCTCAATTACAACAGTGGGCAGCTGAACTCAATGCTATTCCTAAGCCCACTGCTGGGCAGATTCGGGCTCGGGATGACTTTTTTCAAAAAATTACTGCACTTCAGCAAGAACTTCAACAATATCAGCAAGGATATGATCAAGCATTAAAAGATGAACTGGAATATCAGAAAAAAGCTGATGAAAAGGCTGCTGCTGACAAAAAAGCTGCTGATGAAAAGGCTGCTGCAACAGCGGTTGATGAAAAAAAAGCAGCCGGAGAAAAAGTCAAATCACAAACTCAACCCACGGCTGCAGAAACTGCCAGCGCAGATCCCAATGCTAAAGTACAAACACCCAATGATAAACCCAATACACAACAACCCAAATCTCAAGTAAGCGGTACAGAATCATCTAAATCTGTTTCTGAAGATCAGACCACGCCGTCAGCGCAATCCACAGTGACAAAAACAAACACTGACGTGGTAAAAGCTGGATCAGCGAAAACTACCGCTGCACCCAGACCCAACGCACTAAGTGGGCTAGCTACCTACAATTATATTGTGGAACTTCAAGCCACAGACAAGCAGGGCTTAATTCGTTTACAACAAGAAGAAACTTATATTCCCAGTGATTGGGTAACCTTGATTAGCACTGCTGGTGGATTGGGTGGTGCTGGTTTGCTGAGAAACACCGAAGACAAAACCACAAAATGGTTTACCAAAGAGTATTATCTGGATGATCTGGAATTTACCAGCATTGTGGGGATTAACAGTAATGCCAGAGCCAGCGCAGATACTCAAGTGACTTTTACTATAACTGAACCATATGGTATAAACCTCATACAGGAACTCTGGGAATTTAACACTACATCTTTGAAACAGGAAAACTGGACTGAGACCTGTTACATGTTGAAGATAACTTTTAAGGGGTTTACTGATCAGGGCGAGTTGAAGGATCTGGGGTTTACCAAGTATATACCTCTTAGAATAATGAACATAGATATTAAACTCACCAGCTCTGGTAGCGTATATACCGTTAATGCTGTGCCATTTAATGGACAGGGAAATGACAAACGTTATGGAGTTCTATCCAAAGGAATACAGTGCGAAGGTAAAACAATATATGATATTCTCTTGGGAGTTGATGGTGCGATAGATTTAGAAGTAGCACCTGACGACTATTATAAAGTAACAGGGGTTAATCCTTTAACTCTGATACCCAATCCACCCAACCTCAAATTGGCTCTGAACAAAGAAGCCATGGAGGAAGCTGAAAAAAACAAATCCGGTCCCACTACTCGAGCTTATCCCACTGAATATGACTTTGATTTCATCAACGATCTGGGGTTGGCTATTGGTAATGCTATTATAAGCAAACCCGAGGAAATAGACACCAAAGACACCAGTATGAATTTGCCCAAAGACAAGCAAGAAGCTCAAATAATTAAAAATCTATCCAGTTATCAGTTATTGGGTCAAAGAAACAGTTCAGACATCAAAATTAATATCAACAATCAAAAAGTAAATTTTAATGCAGGTCAGATCACTGAAATTCTTTCTCAGTTAATTATTAATAGCAGTTATGTAACTGATCAGATCAGAGAATTCAGAAAGAACTATCAGGAAGCCATAAAAGAACAGAATCCCGAAGCCAGAAAAAACAAACTGGATCTGTTGAGAAAGCCCTTTAATTGGTTCAGAATTGTGCCTAAAATTTATAATACCGGCAAGTATGACCAGTCCAGCAACTTGGATCAGAAAAGAATTGTGTATCAGATTGTGGGTTATGAAATACAAAATCCCAAGGGTGTGGGCGGGCAAACGGTGCCTGCGGCTAAACAGAGCGAAATTGAAAAGGAAATTGTTAAAGAATACTATTATTTCTTTACTGGAAAAAACACTGAAATAATAAATCTGGATATTAGCTTGAATACCAGCTACTTCAGTTACAGACCCAGAAATCCCGAAATCTATGCTCAAGCCACTGGGAAAAAACCAACAGAACCCAACCAAAATAGTGCCGGCACCAACGTCAACACTAACGAAACAGTCACGGTTAAAGATCCTCTGAACGCTGCTAAAACCACAGTACCCACAGCCAAAACAGAAAGAACCAGCTCGGGCATGGGCACCACTACTGCTGACCGAAACGTGGCTGGTCAGGTGGCTAGTGCTCTTTACAGCAATGTGGATCAGCTAAGTGTGAGTTTGGAGATCGTGGGTGATCCGGATCTGATTAAACAGGATGGTGTGTTTAAAACAGCAGTGGAAGACGGCGATGAAGTGCCCATATCTTTTGACAATCGAGAACGTTATGTGAAACTGGAATTACGTAATCCCAGAGACATTGATGATGCCACAGGCACTATAGATAAGACAGGGTCAGCTGATCAAAATGTTGTGTTTTCGGGTTTGTACAAAATTCTGGAAATTAACAGCAAATTCAGCCAGGGTAAATTTACACAGGTGCTGAAACTGATAAGGTCTGTGTCTGACCCTGAGGATCAACCAACCGAAATATCCAAAAAACAAGACGAGGCACAAAAGAGCGGAGCGTTTGAACCGCCCATACTTAATATATATGATACTCCGCCCAATATCAAAGACATCAAACCCGCAATCAGCACTGATGTGTTGTTTGGGAAGTTCCCTCCGCCGCCCTCACTATAACATAAAGGTTAAGATAACGTATGCCCAAAGCAGCAAAAAGTTTACGAGCAGGTAAGTTACCAGAATGGTCACAAAATAATACCGGATTGGTTCAGAATCCCGGTCCCTATATTGGTATTGTGAAATGGAACAGCGACCCAACTCGCAGCGGCAGGTTACAAGTTTACATACCTGCACTGGGTGGCAGTGATCCCGAAGACAGTGCTCATTGGTACACAGTGAGTTACGCTAGTCCGTTTCGGGGTAAAACTCAGGGCAAAGTGGATTCCTTTGGACAATACATACAGGCTCAGGTGAATCTGGATTCTGGCCCGGACGAAGAAAACAGCTTTCAAAGTTATGGTATGTGGTTTGTTCCACCCGACCTGGGGGTTAGAATTTTATGTTTGTTTCTGGATGGTGACCCAGCACAGGGCTACTGGTTTGCTTGCTTAAATGACAGTTTTGACAGTCATATGACGCCAGGTATCGGCAGTGCTGACAGCGGAGTCTATGTTTGGGATCCCAACGAACTCAAAACACACCAGAAACTCAGAGACTATATTGAGTTATCCAGCAAAGAAATTCCCAGTCGTTTGCCAGTAAGTGAAGCTATCTTCTCAGATCAGGTGGATCAGAATGGCAAACCCAACGTGGACATTGACAGTGTGAAAAAATTACCGCATGTGTATCAGAGTCTAACACTGGGCAAACAGGGTTTGGCTTTTGATTTCGTACGCGGTTGTGTGAGCAGCAGCAGTCTCAGAGAAAGTCCCAGTCAGGTATTTGGTATCAGCACGCCGGGCCGTCTCTGGAACATGAGCGATCAGAAGAAAAGCCAGGAGTTTTTGGCGTCCGGCACTGAGACTGATCTGCTTAAAAATTTCCGCACTGGTGGGCATCAGTTGGTGATGGATGACGGAACCACAGAGGGGCTGGATCAGTTTATTCGTATTCGCACCACTCGTGGCAACATGATTCTGCTGGATGATACCAATGAACAAATCTACATAGTAAATGCCGCTGGCACAGCCTGGATTGAAATGACACCCAGTGGAAGAATTGACATCTTTACTGAAAACGACTTCAGTGTTCGCAGCAAAGGTGACATCAATTTTCACACTGAAAAAGATTTCAATCTGCATGTGCGTGGTAAAATACAGGTTCGCAGTGAACAAACCACTACCCTGGAAAGTGTGGGCGATCTAACAATGCGATCCGAATCAGCCAGCACACTCTACAGCAAGGGCAAACAGGAACTGGGAACTTCGGCTGCACAGAATCTCTATAGTTCAGCTGGTACCAGCATTCGCACTGGTGGTGATCTTGTGCTCAAAGGCAGCACTATCTATCTGAACACCAAGTCGGGCAATGTTGTAAATGAACCAACCGCTATCAAGCAAAAGAAACATCCCAAAACACAACCCGAACCCGGAAAGAAAACCTGGTGGATGCGAGATGATTTTGAAAGCATAGTAAGTCGTGCTCCAGAGCACGAACCCTGGCGCAATCATGAAAAATTCACAGTGAAATCATCTACTCCACCACCCAGTGGTGAATCCAAACGAATCACGAGGACCAACAAATGATAAGTTTTCCAGTAGCTATACCCAAACCCAACGCCAATTTGTTGATCACCGAAACCGAAATACTGATACAACCCTATCCGGTGTCTCTGTTGCCGGATTTTACTGCTGGGCAAACTCGTGCAGTTCTGGCTCAAGCCAGTAAGATATTTGCCCCCAACAACACATATCAGAGCCAGGACACGGTGGGGCGTGTGGGTAAGTACCAATTTAATGCACAAACACTGGAACTACTGGGTTACTTAAAATCTGGCACACAGGATTCGCTGCGGAATCAGAATGGTGCAAATGCCCTGGCCATCAACGCAGGCAGCAATTGGACTGGATTAAATCAGATCAACAGTGCGACTGATTGGAAAAACAGTGCAGGAGTTCAGGAACAGGCTGTGGTTAACTTGTATCAGCTGAATCTTGCACAGATGAAAAAAATCAATCAGACTGTTTCGGCATTATCTCCAGATCAAATAGCTGGGTTATTGCTGGTAGCACACGTGGCTGGTGTTACTGAAGCACTTAGGTTACTCAATTACAATCTGGGTAAAACGGCGTCAGCAGACGCATCGCTATCACAGCTTAACCAATATTTTTATGCTGGTTCCAGTGCGTACAGTTTTGGAACAGTGGTGGAAAAGGCCTAAATACTGAGGGAATAAAAACATGGCATTATATCGCGGCTTCAGCACAGTAAATGAACTCAGCCAGAAAAAGTTTGTGCTCACTGATTATGAACTTGTAAAACAGGACCTAATCAATAGGTTCAACACTCGTAAAGGTAGTCGTGTGATGTTACCCAACGAGGGATGTATAGTTTGGGAACTGATGTTTGAACCACTCACAACAGAAGTCAAACAGGCTATGCTGGAGAATCTAGTAACTATTATTAGTCAGGATCCCAGGCTGGAGTTGGTGGATATCGTTTTAATAGATCAGACTGATACAAATTCTGTTACATTTGAACTGGCAGTAAACACAGTGGGTGGCGATCAGACACAGGTGATGCGAGTGCTTTTTGACGAACGTGGAACAGCTTCAGAACTGAACCAATAAACTGCTTGGTTAATTGCGAACATAAATAAAGGAAATGGAAGCAATATGAGTCAGCAGCAAAGAAAACAAAACCTATTTGGTGTTCAGGATTGGCAGAGTATATACCAGACTTTTCGTGATGCCGATTTTAAGAGTTACGATTACGAAACTCTAAGAAAAAGCATGATAGATTATCTCAGACTCTATCATCCGGAAAACTTCAATGATTATATCAATAGCAGCGAATATGTTGCACTGATTGACCTGATTGCATTTATGGGACAGTCCATGAGCTTCCGCATGGACCTCAACGCTCGAGAAAACTTTTTGGAAACCGCGAGACGCCGTGATAATGTTCTGAGATTGGCCAAGTTGGTAAATTACGAAGCCAAAAGAAATCTACCCAGTCAGGGTTATTTGAGAATCGAAGCTGTTCGTACCAATGAAGTGGTACGAGATACCCAGGGCAATGATCTCAGCAACTTGGCGATCCGCTGGAATGACATCAACAACATCAACTGGCGTGATCAGTGGAACAGTATTTTGAATGCAGCCATAACCAGCAGCCAGCGAGTGGGCCGACCAGGAAACACAGCCAATATCGACGGCATTACCACAAGCGAATACAGCATAGATATACCTGCCGGAGGTGGAATACCCTTCATATTCACCAGTGTTGTGGACAACATTGCTATGAATTTTGAAGCAATAAATCCCACTGTGAAAAACAGCAACACTGTTCGTGAACTGGGCGCTGATGTTAGCACAGTGTACAATCTGTTGTACAGAGATGACCAACGAGGATTTGCCAGCAACAATACTGGGTACTTTGTGTATTTCAAACAGGGTACACTGTTGAGTGAAGAATTCACAGTATTGGAGAGCGTTCCCAATCGTCAGTTTACCCTGCAAACCACTGGCGTCAACAACAATGATATCTGGTTGTACAAAGTCAACTCAGATGGCACACTCACTGAGTGGAGTCGCGTTGATTCAGTTAATGGGTATAATACCAGTTATAATAACTATGAATCCACTAATAAGAAAGTTTTCAGTGTAACCAGTTTGGCAGACGATGGTGCAACTTTGGTTTTTGGTGACGGTGTTTTCAGTGAGATCCCAGTGGGTGATTTTGTATGTTATTATCGCATCAGCAATGGTTTGAATTATCGAGTTAATCCTGGCGAAATGTCCAACGTGGTGCTCAATATTCCCTATGTGAGCAAGAATGGTCGCACACAAACTCTGACCGTCACAGCCAATCTCAAATACACAGTGGCTAACAGTGCTGCTCGTGAAAATATCAATGATATCAAGACACGAGCACCTCAGAGTTACTATACTCAAAATCGCATGGTGAACGGTCAGGATTATAACAGTCTGCCATTTGCCAAATACAGCAACATACTGAAAATTAAATCAGTAAATCGAACCAGCAGTGGTGTAAGTCGTTATCTGGACGTGATTGACAACACAGGCAGATACAGCAGCACCAATATTGTGTGTGATGATGGATTTGTTTACAAAGACACCAACGAAATTGATAACCAGTTTACCTTTGCTACTCGTGATGATATTGTTGAAAATGTCAATACATTGGTGATACCAGCTGTTCAAAATTCCACAATGCTGAACTTTTTCTATGGCACTGACGATACTGGATCAACAAAAAATTACAGTACAGAAAACATTAACAGTAACTTATCTTCAGCAGGTTACCCAACAAACACTTATGTTGATTGGAATCTGGTGTTGGTGGACAATGATATCAGCAGCGGATATCTAAACCTAGTACAACCCACCAGCAGCGAATTAGCCACCACTGCGGCTACTTATTTTGACAATAAATTTCGTGTGGGGGCTGTGTTAAAATTTGAGCCACCCTCAGGCAGAATATTTGATTACGAAAATCGCTTGGTTAGTTACAACGGCAGCGTGGGTTTGAACCAGAAAACTGAAATCTATGCCACAGTGAGATCCATCAGTCAATTTGGTCGTGGAACACGATCTGGATCCAGTGTGGGGGTTGACACAGATGGAACAGGAGCTATTGTGCTTAGTGAAAAAGTCCCCACTGGTGCCCGACTCACTGAGATACTGCCCACTTATAATCCCAATTTGCCCAGTGACATTCAGACTTCTTTGGTAAATGCCCTGGTTGCACAAAAAAATGTAGCTTTGGGATACCGAGCAGGTAGCACAATGCCAGACAGTGTGGGAGATTGGTTTTTGATTGAAAACCCCTCGGTTAACGGTAATTTTATAGAACCATCGAATACTGATTCTACCAATATTAACGGTTGGTTGATTGCTTTTACAAATACCAGTAACACATACACAGTGCGTCAACGTAGTATACAATATTTCTTTGGAAGTGAAAAGCAAACCAGATTCTTTTTTGACCCTCAGGTAAAGATCTATGATCCAGCTAGCGGTAAATTACTCAAAGATCGTATTGATGTTCTCAAAGTAAATTACAAACCCACTTCTGTATCAGTAACTGCTTTCAGCAATGACATCACAATGGGTATCAGTGGTGTGGTTATTGAAGGGGATGGCTTCGTAGATGATACAAAAATACAGGTCACTTATGCTGATAAAGACAGCGATGGTTCACCTGATCAACCTTATTTTTATGATGACATAGTGGGTACTGTGAGTTCAGCTGGTGCCGAAAACAGCTATGTGTTTTTTGTTAATGACCAGGAACAAACTGGCAGCAGCATGCGAGTACTCAGCAAAGGTACAGTAAAAATTGCAGCCTCAGAAGCACTAATTGATTCCACCATCTACGAATATTCCAACAATGATGTTGTTTTTTCCACAGATACCGAAACATTTTTTCGCATAACCAGAACTTCATCCAGTGTGAGCAAGAGTACTGTCACCAATTACGTTTTTAAATATGGAAGATATGGATTGAAGTTTCAATATCGTCACAATGCTCCCAGTGATCGTCGCATTGATCCCAGTCCCAGTAACATTATTGATATCTATGTGCTGGAGAAGAATTATGCCGACGATTATACTCGTTGGATCAGAGATTTTACTGGCACAGTAGCTGAACCAGTTGAACCCACTACAGAAAGTTTGAGAAATGATTTTTCTGATCTGGAACAATATCGCATGATCAGTGACTTGATTATTTTTAATCCAGTAAAATTCAAACCATTATTTGGTTCCAAAGCAGATCCCAATCTGCGTGCTAAATTCGTAGTGGTCAAAAATCCCAATGTGGTTGTCAGTGACAGTGAAATCAAAAGTCAGGTAATAACCAAAGTAAATGAATATTTCACATTGGATAACTGGGACTTTGGTGAAACATTTTATTTTAGTGAGCTTGTAGCTTACTTGCACAATCAGTTAAATTCAATCATTAGCAGCGTCCATCTGGTGCCAACCAGCACAGGTCAAACATATGGTGATCTACAACAAATTCGTTGTTTGCCTTATGAAATTTTGATCAGTGCTACCATAGTAACAGATGTTGAAGTAGTAACCAATCTAACCACCGTAAAACTCAGAGCAGGAAATTAAAATGGCTATTAACCGTACAATAGACTTCCTTCCCGAATATCTTAGAACAATTGCAAATCAGAGATTTTTAAACAGTACACTGGATCGAGTAATTAGTGATCCAACACTGAGAAAGTTTGATGGATTTGTGGGTCGTCGTTATGCAGACGGCAAACAACTGGAAGGGAATTACATAAACGAACCCAGCGGGGTCAGAGAAAAATATCAACTGGAGCCTGAGTTTGTTTTCTCTGATAACGGTGTTAAAACTCGCAGTGCAGGATTTATTGATCTACTCAACAGTGTGGCTGTGAGAAACGGCAGAGTGGATCTTTGGAATCGTTTGCTAACTGGAAACAGTTATAGCTTTAAGGGATTTGTGGATCTGGACAAACTCACTAACTATTACAATTATGTGTGGATTCCAGAACCCAGAGTTGTTAACACTGGTGTAGAAAACGTACTGGTGGACGAAAACCCCTGGTTCAGAATCCCCATTGAAGTCAGCAACAGCAACGTCCCTAGTTCAAGATCTTTCAACGTCAAAAGAACATCGCTGGGTTTTGAAGTGGACGGTTATGATGGAATAAACCCAACTATACATTTGCGACGCAGCACGGCATCCACGACTTGCAGTTACACTTTTAATATTTCAGCCAATGTGGCCAACGCTAACACCAGAATTCCCAAAGTAATTACTCAGGTAAATCCCAGCCAGAGCGTGGTGATTTCAAATGCTCAACAGCGATTTACCACAACCACTGGTAGATTTCAAAACTCTGCTGGTTTATCTGTAAACAGCGATGAAGATTTTAACTTCAAGTGGTTGCCTTTCACTGTGGAAACCTGGGTATATGTAAGCAGCGTGGGAGACAGTCAGGATCATGTTATAGCTGGACAGTGGGACAACACTGATACATCCAACAGCAGTTGGGCGCTAATCAGAACCAATAATGGTGTGGACAACACTGTGAAATTTGTGTGGACTGATCTGGATACCGGGTTGGTAAATTCCTTATTGTATACCGACACTGGTGGCTTGAGTTTGAATGCATGGCATCACGTGGCAGTTTCCAGAGTTAGCAACACAGTGAGATTGTATGTAGATGGCAACATTGTGAATAGTTCCACTATTGGTACCATTTCCAGAAGTGATAAGCCTTTTACTGTGGGTGTTAATGCTGCATTGAATCAGGGATTTAATGGTTATCTGGAAGACCTCAGAGTCACAAAAAACATCGCTCTGTACACCATTAATGAATACGACGTACCTCAAAGCAATCTAAACAATGATGCCAATACGGTGCTGTTGATCACATTTGATGGAGCAAATGGTGACACAGTTTTTTCAGACAGTACTGAACTGGAAAACAGCAGAATCTGGATTCAATCACAGATTGGTCGTGATGGAACCATCGTGAGCAACCCCAACCTGGATGCCCGTGATATACTGGGAGTTAGTAACAATGGTGTCACCAATGGTGCTATTCAATTTGAAGTCCCCAGCTTGGACGACGAGAGTTATTACAGAAATCTCCAGTTAACTGGTAATGAATTTTATGACAAAGTGGATCTAGCCACCACACTGAATTTCAATCAAATTCACAATGCAATTTATGATCTTTTTGTGCAATCACCCATCCCGGGTGAAAACAATGATGACACCGGCAGACGTGGCGGAATTGATGGCGTCAGATCCCTCAATGGTAAAACTCTGATATTTGTTAACAAACAAGTAAGTGGGTGGGAAAAGGTTGTGCCTTTGGAATTCCAAGGCATTGAAGACAATCTTTACGAGCAAACAACTCCAGTTCCCAATTCAGAACGATTTGGAGTTTGGCAAATTCGTGTAGTTACCAAGACTTATGAAGATGGATCAACACTCGATGTTATTCAGTTGGAATTAATTCGTGAAGTGGAAAAAGATTATCGCATTGATGTTCTGGATGGACTAACCTACAGAAATACCACTTGGTATAAAAGAGCTGATGTGTATAATCCAGCTGGAACTTCAGATGCTCTTAAGGGATTTTTCCTCAGAATGCCACAGCTGAGTGGCAACTACACCACTTTGTATTTGCAAGACGACCAGAGTGATTTCAATGTTCTGCCATTGATTATTATAAACAGTGATGTTCCCACGCTGGACGTTGAGTCAGAAATTCTGTGCAAGCCCTATTATGTTAGTGGGAACGGAGTGGAATTTATCAACGGGTTACACATCAAATTTGGCCTAGATTCCACACCCAGTCAGTACACTGATCTCAAAATAGTGGATAGAGTTTTTACTGGGGAAGAAATTTTAGACAGTGAAACGGCCACAGAGGAAATTACATTTTCATTAACCAGCGTAACCAAGATTGTATCTGGTGACTTGTTACTGATTGATGATGAATACATGCAAGTAACTGATGTGGATCTCACTTTATCAAAAGTAACTGTGGTGAGACCTCAACGCAACAGTGTAACAGCCCCACATTCAAATGGGAGTTTTGTGCAGGTTTTGAGAACACCCAGTTATATTGTGGAAGGTGTTGGTCAGGAAATTGTATTGGTACCTTATCAGGACCTAACACCTAGCGAACAGTATTTAGATTTTGCTCAAGATCCTGATTATATCACCATAAATCGCGCCAGCCTAGATCGCAATCCCTGGAGCCGAACCAACAGATGGTTCAACAAACAGGTTGTGACCAAGAGTCTGGAATATCTAACTGATCAGGGTTATGAATTTGATGCTCCTGGTGCCAATCTCAATGCAGTTCGACCAATTGTGGAATTTGTGGCTGGACTAAGACTTTATGACTTTGGATCAGTTTCTTTGGCAACTATAAACTTTTTTGATGACAATAAAATCAACGATGCTTTGAGCAAAATCAATGGTAGAAACATCACAGATACTCAGGCTATTAGTATCGACGGAACCACAGCACTTAAACAGTATGACTTGGTGATCTTTAATGCTGATACTGACCCTGCCGTACGTCAAAAGATTTATCAGGTCGATTACGTGGATGTGGATGGTGATTATAATCTGTTTAATAAAACAGATGTCAAAGCGGCCACGACTGCTGATATCAATTTGAATTCCCCAGGCGCAGTTGATGGTGTAACACTCACAGTCAATGATCGGGTATTGGTTTGGAAACAAGTTGATGCATCAGAAAATGGAATCTACTCTTATAATGGATCTGGGTTACAAAGAGCCACTGACACCAGCAGAGCTTCAGATTTTGCTCGAGGATTTTATGTAAAAGTAACTTCAGGATCCACTTATTCAAACAACTGGTTCCGATATAAAGTTACTACTGTTGATAGACTGATCCAGTATCCTTTGGATCAAACCGCTGATGGTTCCACTGTGTTGAAATTTACAAACATTGAGGGTATTGAAGTTGACATGCGGGTGGATTTTGCAGGATACACCACTGAATCTACTGTATCGAGCATTGATACACTACTCAATGAGGTCACTGTTAGCTCAGCTATCACTGCGCCGGCGGGTACCACTGTAAATTTCTGTAACATTTATCTGGATCAAGTATCTGACCCCAGTACTATTGTGTTTGACGCCGTAACAGATCGGGGACCCAGAGTTTACCTAAAAGAATACGCTACAGCTTCAGATGGAAATTGCGTATCAGTTGCACAGGGTGAACAAAATCGTGGTACCAATTGGTGCTGGGATAACCAATCCAGAAGCTGGATTAAGAGCAGCCAGATCAAAGATCAAATACAACAGAAGCCATTGTTTGATGTTTTTGATTTTAATGATGTGAGTTTCAGCAATCAAACGGTATATAACAGTACTAATTTTGCTGGTAGCACATTGTTTGAATACAAAATAAATTCCACTGCGGCCAGTGATCCTGTTTTAAAATTTGGCATCACTTATCGAACCATTAACAATGTGGGAGATATCAGTTTCTTAAATACTTTTGAAATTGACAGATTCAATTACATTGATGATGTTGAACTTGGTACCAGTCAGGACACCCCCATTAATACTGGAACTGCAAAAATCGTAGATCCTTGTACTGGGCAAATCACACAATATGATGTTTGGCAACGTGTTTTGAATAATTTGGAATTATATCAAAATATAGAAATCACTGGTTCAAATCTGAAGCTAAACTCAAATATCAACGCACAACTGGTTATGGGTGATGTACGCAGAGATATCAATGTTGTGCTGGAAAGTGTCAATGACATTCAAGTTGGTATGGTAGTGAGTGGCGTTGGTGTTTCTGGGTTGCCCAGAGTCACAGCAGTGGACACGGTAAACAAAACAATCACACTCAGTTCATTGCAAAATATATTGGATCAAACTGAATTAACATTTAATAATGTTTTACAGTATGATATTCCTGGAAAACTTTTGGTAAAGAATACTCCTAATGCTTATAAGGATAAAATCTTTGTAGACGGAACTCAGCTATATTCTGATTTGTTTACAGTACAGCAAATGGGAGATATTATCCGGATCTCCATTAGTGTGGATGCACTGGATCCAATGAATATTCATTATCAAAATATCAGTGCCGAAAGCAAACTATTGATCAAGCTGATAGCAAACACAGTTTTACCAAATGCTTGGTTTGACGTACCCACACAATTTGAAATAAATCCTTATAATTTCAGATCCAATGAGTTTACTCTGAGTGATCTCAAGAGTCACACCGATGCTCTGCACAGCAATCACGGTCACAGAATTACTCCGTTGGTCACTGATAACTCACTGGGTAACATCGAACATCGAGCCAATCCTGGTTTGATCATGTTGCATGAAGGGTTCAGTGTGCTTCCCACCTTGCTGTTAACAGATACTAGGTTTGATATTGAACGTGCAATCGCCACTGCTGGTCGTGAATACGAACAATTCAAATTACAGTTTATCGAAGCCAGCAATCAAGTTGAAGCTATTGAAACATTAACCGCGGCTGCTGCTGTGGACTCCATATTCACGCTGCTAACGCAGAATAAATCTGCAGATCAGGCCTGGTACACCAGCGACATGGTGCCATTCAATGGAAATGACATCACATACATCGTAGATGATACAGCTCAAACAGCATATGACATCAGTGATGTATTTGAAAATCAGGCCAATAACAAAGCAGTATTGGTTTACCTAAATGGTCTCCAATTGGTGCGTGGAACAGATTATGAATTTGACACAGTGTCACCAACAGTTAATATTTCAAGAACTCTCAGAGTCAATGATGAATTACGCATTGCGGAATTTGTCAATACTGATGGAAGTTTTGTACCAGTTACACCGGCCAAGCTGGGGTTAGGTCCAGTTTACATTCCAGAAATCTATATTGATGACACCTACAGAACTCCAACCCGTGTGCTTCAGGGTCATGATGGTAGTATCACCACAGCATTTAATGATTATCGTGACCAGCTGATACTGGAATTGGAACTCAGAATCTTTAACAACATCAAATTGGACACTGATCTCTGGAACAATGTTATACAGAGTCGTGTGCAACCTGCAGGAAAATTTCGTGAACTCAACGGCACTGCTCTGTACAGCATGATTGAAGAAGCCAGCATAAGTCGTAAATATTTTTACGATTGGGTGGCCAACAATCGTGTCAATTACGCCAATAGTGTGTACGATGAAACTGATCCATTTACTTTTAATTACAGTGACAGTAGAGATCGTATTACTAATCAAAAGTGCCTGGGTTATTGGAGAGGAATTTATCGTGATTTTTACGATACAGATCGCCCACATACTCACCCTTGGGAAATGTTAGGCATCACTAAGAAACCCAGTTGGTGGGAATCCATTTACGGTCCTGCGCCCTATACCGGTACCAACCTAGTGTTATGGGAAGACCTCAAAAATGGCGTAAGCACTGGCGGGAATATCCGTAGTGTGTTGGGTGCCAGAACTACCAGCATCGTAAATTATGAAAACAATACCACTTACAATCTACTGGATGCAGTTCCCGCAGACAGTGGCGGAACATTATTGCACCCCATAGACGCTTATCTGATTGGTGGATTGATCACCAGCAGCGCAAAAAATCCGTTTACGTTCAACGACAATGGACCAGCTGAAACTGCTTGGAGACGCAGTAGTTCCTACGCCTATGCTAAATTGAATCAGAAAATTTTACAAAATCCACAGTTTATGCTGGGTACACTTTGGGATCTGGATAATTACAAACCTTATGCACTGATTGACAGTGTGGGTGTGTTTTCGGCTAGCTATGTGGGTTTCAGATATCTGGAAACTCAGTTCCCCAGCATTAACGATCTGAAGATTCACACAGTGGACACAGACGATGCAGGTGTTCCTGTGAGATGTCACAGTATACTGAACTTTGTGGTGGAAAACCTAAAATCACAGGGACAAAATCCAGTCATTTTAAAGAACGCCATTGTGAACAGCGATGTTAACTTGGTTTACAAATTGGCAGCATTTGCTGACGTGGATAACATTCAGGTTTACGCCGAACAGAACAGTGTGCAAACACAAGGTAACACTGTGAAAGTTCCTCAGGAAGATTATGAATTATTGTTGAGCGAAAGTGTGCCCATTGATGTGGCTTCCTACAGTGGCGTCATTATTAGTCGTTCAGCTAACGGTTACAAAGTAACTGGCTACGACCGCCAGTATCCTTACTTCATCATTTATCCTAGCGATGTAAACACCACACCCAAGCAGTTCCAGGTGGGATCACAGACCTACGGATATTACACTGAATTTTTGGATAACCCATTGTATATTCCATATGATTATGAGTTTATATCCAAACAAACTGTAGTAGATTTCCTACTCAGTTATGGTGAACATTTGAAGCGCCAGGGATTTGCTTTTGAATCTCAACCGGAGCAGGATCGCATCAATTGGTTGGACGCAGCAGTGCAGTTCATCAAATGGAGTGGTTATAACTGGAGCTCAAACAACACATCTGGGCAGAGATTGAGCTTGGTACTAAATCCTGCTGCCGGAGTTTTGAAGTACACACCCGTTGCTGGAACATTGCAGAATCTGATGTTGCCTGACAATCTGTTGTTGGATGAAAATCAGAACATCATCAGCAGTCGCGACATTGATGTTTATCGTGATCAGGATGTCACTTATGTGAACAATCTACAACCCAACAGCACCATCAGTGCATTGAGAACCAATATTGTGAGTTACGAGCACAAACTGATTGTTAAAAATCAGACAGTGTTTGGTGACCTGATCTTTAATCCTGCACTGGGTATTCGACAAAATCGTCTGAGATTGGTGGGTCTAAAAACCAATGATTGGGATGGAACTATTAACAGTGCTGGATACCTGCTGATGTTTAGCTCAGTACCAGAATGGCAACCCAACACAGATTATTTGCAGGGAGATGTAATCAAGTACAAGAACCGTAACTATACTGCACTGGAACCTGTGATTGGTGCAACCAATTTTCAAACTGAAAAGTTCAGCATCAGTGACGTCACTTATCAAAATCGCTTGCTGCCCAGTATTGGCGCAAAGTCACTGGATCTGGAACGTGCATATGATATCAACCACAAACCCAGCATCAGTGATTTTACCAGACTGAGATCCAATGCGTTGGGTTATGTAGAAAGAACTTGGCTAGTAAATTTGGGCTTGGACCTAAACAATCAGACTGAATTCTACAGAGGTTGGATTAAGGAAAAAGGCAGTTTTAACGCAGTAGATAAGTTCACTGCTGCTGGCCAACAGGATCTATTGGCTGATTTTACAGTTTCAGAAGAATACGCGGTAAAGTTGGGCGATTATGGTGCCACTGGTCGTACAGGTTTTGTGGAAGTTAGTTTGATAAATGACACAGAAAGCAATAACCCTGTGGCTGTGGAATTTGCAGACGGGCCCAACAGCACTGATTTGATCAGAGTGAGTACCACTGAACTGTATAAAAAATCTTCAAATTGGACTACTAATTTTATCAGTAATACTGGGCAGTTAGTTAAAAATGAAGATAGATTTATTGACGCTGGACCAGTACTACCCGCTGAAATTTACAACAAAGCCAAATCAGTTACTGTGGAATACAGTGCCGAACAGGAAAATGCACTGACTTTTAACAGTTTGGAATCTTTGACCAAGACTGAAGACGTTCAGAATTTACTTAAAAATGTGCGTTATGGTAATTGGATCTGGATTGCAGTGGACGAAACACTGACCACTGATAACAAATACAATGTGATAACTTGGAAGAATTCTGATGCTAAAATACGGCAGATTAGAAAAAATAATTCACTAAACACGTTGGAATTATATTTGGATCAGGCATTAGATATTGAAACAGATCAGATAGTAGTCATAGATATTAACGATCTATCTCTGACTGTTCAGGGGGCATTCAAGGTTGTTAAAAATCAGGTAAACCCCACTGCTGATTATGTCAGTGTGTTGAGCGTAACATCTGATATAGTGGAGTTATACAATTTTGACACTGTGACTTATGCTGCTGATCTAGAACCCAAGTCAGTGTACATTTATGAAACACTTAGATACAACGATATTGGTAGTGCCTCGTTGAATAGAAATTTGGATAAGTTGTATTTGCCCAAGGACGGAAAATTATATGTGGACTACAATAATTTGGGATGGGCTGTGTTTGATTTCCGCGAGCCCTATGATTCTGGAAGTTCAAATTTGCCCGACAGTGAGAATCAGATTACTGGAGCTCCTGAAGGGTTGATTACCACTAGTATTGCTCAGGACGATATCGCAAGATGGCTTTGGTTGGGCAAAGTTGATGACAACAAAGTGGTGGTTAAGAGTTTCCGAAACACCAATTTGGGTCTGGGAGTAACCGGTGATCTTGATACTTCACTGGCAACTTTTGATCCAACCACCAGCGCAAATGGTGAACGTTCAGATACTTTGAAATTGGGTACTGAGATAATAAACCTAACCAACGGTAAAGCAGCCGCAACTGGTACTGACAGTAGTAATCGCGGACAGGTATACATTTTGCAAGCAAGCAATGATGGCTATCAAGTAAATCAAATATTCCGTGGTAGTGCATCTGGTGCCTATTACGGATCCAGCATAGCTGCTTCTGACAATGGAGAATGGTTGTTTGTGGGTGAAACTATACCCAGCGGTGCAGGTAACGTCTATGCCTACAGAAAATTCAATAGTTCAAACAGTTCATCCAGTTGGACCACAGTGGGTAACGCCTCTAGCTCATATACCATGTCTTTCACACCCGACAATCTTTACAGCATTAGGGTAAAAGTGGCTGACAGACTCAGAATACCTGTTGCGGAGTACACTCTAAGTGGCAACATGATCACATTTAGCACATCTGTTAATGCTTCCAACATTAGCGTCACTCAACTGTCAGAATATTATCAGTTGATGCAGACCATTGCTGATCCTGACGCTGCCACAGGTGGTAAATTTGGATCCAGTGTTACTGCAAACAGTGATGCATCCACACTAGTGGTTAGCGCACCGTTCAACGGCGTTGGTAAGATTTATGTTTTCAGCCACGATGTCGAAAAGACTTTTGTGAGCACCACTACTGCCACAATTAATTTGGGTAGCACAGTAACCAGTGTGGAAAAGGTTGTTGTGAAAAAGAACGGTGTTACTCAGACTACTGGAACAAATTACGTTCCAGTTGTATCAGGCGACACCACATTGGTTTTCCACGGTAACAGTCAACCAACATCCGGTACAGTTATTGAAGTGGATATGATGCAATATGATCTTGCACAAACTATAACAGGCGAAACAACTGATACTGAGTATGGACACAGTGTTGCAATCAATGGAAATTGGTTGTCAGTGGGCGTACCCAAAGTTACAAACCAAGTGGGATCAGTGACAATATCCAATCATGGCAGAATGGAATTGAGATCACTGAACAGTGAGATAAGCAACACGATCACCATTGATCAGGATGATCTGAGACCGTTGCCCAACAACGAGTATGTCAGGGTGAATAATTGGTTGGTTAGTGCCGGCACCAGTGGCGCAATTAGCTCAGTTAGTATAAGCGGGACTGCTGGAGAACTCAGTGTATCCAGCGGAAACTATTACCAGGGACAGGCCATTGTGGTAAGTGGAACACTTACTGGAACTGGTTCAATCACTGGTTATACCAATCCCAAGACCTACTATATAGCTGCTGTGAACTCTGGAGTCAGCATAGTTATAACCGATACCTACGCTAATGCTATTTCAGGAGTCAGTTCACTCACAACAACCAGTGGAACCACTACTGGATTGACATTCACATTGCAAGCATGTGTGGATAATCTAGTAACCAATGTGAATAATCTCAGCGACTTTACTGGTGTTACTGCTGTTAAGAACCTTTTTGACACAGTGACATTCACGATCGACAGCACCAAACACAATACCGGAATCGTAACATTAGACAATGTGGCAGTTCTGCGCAATGTCAACAGCACATATGGATTGGTTCAGAATATTAATAACTTTGACATCAAGAGCAATCGTTTGGGTTCCACTGTGAAGTGGATAACAGACGGTGTGTTGGGTGTGGTGGAAAATTACACTGAATTTTTGGAAAGCACACAGACCACATTTGATAATGCCTTTAATATAGTAACCACAGTTGGTCTGGCTTTTGAAAACAGCTTAGTGCTCACACTGAATTCAGTATTTGGAATCAGAACAGGTTATCAGATGATCGGTGATGGAGTGACTGGCAGTCCTGTGGTAATTGGTGTTGACGCTGGAAGTAACACGATCAGTGTAAACATCACACAACAGGGATTGGGCGCTGGTACTGTATTAACCTTTGTGGATCCTGGTCGTACAGATACTGCTGCCTCGAGTAAATTTGACAGCGGAACCACACTGTTCTATGACAGAGAAGCGCAGAATACTCAGAGATTGTTGCTTTATCAATTGTTAAGAACCGGCCGAAACGCTTTGGGCGCAGATGTTGATACTGCTCAGTTGACCAGAGTAAAAACCATTCAGTACGACAAAACCAGTACACCAAATATATTTTTTACTGGCAGTCTGTACCGACTCTGGGTAGGTGATGGTTTGAGTAATGATGAATACAATAATGTCTTTGTTTATACCAACAATAACTTACTTAAAGGATGGACACTGAATCGTCAACAACAAGAGTTACTGGAACCCAGAAGCATTTTCCGTGCCTGGATCTACGACTCCAGAACACAAGAAAAAGCTGTGGACCTGGATGTTGTTGATATAGCCAATGGTTTATTGCCTGGTGCTATTGCACAACACATTGATTACATCAGTGTTGTTGACCCAGCCAGTTACGGAATCCCAGTTTGGAGAAGTGGTTACACTTACGAAGTTGGCTCCAGAGTAATCTATAACAGTGTGGTGTACACCGCCAATGAACTCAATAATACATTGTTCTTCAACAGCGACCAGTGGACTGCTAATACTGCACAGGTTAGCAACACCGGAAGCAAATACTGGGGAGCCGCACAGGTTGGAGAAACTTGGTTTGTAACATCCAAATTGCGTAGTGTACTTTATGAACAAGGCGAACTTGCTGATCGTATCAGCAACTACAACAGGTGGTTTAGCGATACTGAAATTGTGGTTCGTGAATGGACAGCGAGCGCAGTTCCGCCAGCAGAATATTCCAACACCGATGGATTTGTTGATCCTGCTGCCGCTTATGTGTTTAATCCAGTTAATAATACATATTATTTCTGGGTAACAAACAAAAACACAGTGGGTAATAAACACGCTATCAGTGCTGCTGACATCAGTCTGGGATTGGTGGATATTCAGGGCACAGGATTGCCCATGATCTCACCTGCCACCAACAACAGCGTGATACTTTACAATGTGAAAAACTTTGTAGACAGCGCCGAATATATATTACACATTGATTATGTGATCGCTGATCATAATAATCGTTTGCACAGCGAATATCAGCTGTTGACTGAAGACAACAGCCTGGGATGGTTAAACACTCCCATCTACTACAAGATGGTGGACAGTCTGAGCGGTATTGATCAGAATAGTCAGGAAGTTCCGGACGGTAACCTCAACGCCGAAGATCGTTATGGCGTACTTTTGAGACCCAGACAGACCATGTTCAGAGATCGTGAAAAGGCTCTAAAAATTTATTTTGAAACAATAAATTCAAATCTTCGCACAGTAATAATCAGTAACATGAATACTCTGGATAATTTGAAATTACAACAGGATTACCCAGCGGTTACAGAATACCAGTTTAGAGTCCCAGACAGAGAAACTCTGTTGATCCTAAACACCAATGATTATGCTGAGAACACTCAGGTCCTGGTGGAAAAAGATCGCACTGCATTGTTTGATGGATGGAACCTGGTAAAATTAGTCAATTCCGAATGGGAAGTTGTGAATTCACAATTCTACAACCTGAACGGTTACTGGAAGTATGTAGATTGGCAGAGTCCAGAATATCAAAACAAGCCTGCTGATTACACCATCAACCATGTTGGCTATCTGAATTCCATAGTTCCAGTGGCAGGTGAAACTGTTGAAATATTGGACAACGGTGATAGAAAACGTGCAGTATATCTGGTAGAAGCTGACAGTAGTTTCACACCATTGTTTATGCAAGATGGAACCATTGAATTTTTGGATATCATCTATACGCTGACTGGATCAGACGAAACAGGTTTTGACAGCACCATAGGTTTTGATAATGATCAAGCTCAGGTGATACGTCTGGTATTGGACGCATTGAACAATCACGTGTTGGTGGATCGTTTGTGTTTTGTGGCAGATCGAGCATTTTTTGCAGTGTTGAGATACGCCATACAGGAAAACAGAAATCTGGATTGGTTATTCCAGACCAGCTTCATAAACGTAAAACACAGAGTGAAAAATCTCAACAGACAAACCAATTTCCGCAGCGACGATGAACAGTTTGTTCGTGACTTTATTGAAGAAAACAAACCTTTCCACAGCAGACTGAGAGATTACATTAACTCTTATGATCTACTGGATCAGGCTCAAGTTGCAGTAAGTGACTTTGACTTACCTGCGCTCTATGATGAAGTTTGGTACAAAGCTCAATTTGCTGGATCCGGTGGGCGTTTGAAAGCAAATCAAGCAGGGTACTTCCTGGAAGGTTACACTGGGTTAAATCTAGTAGACAATATACTTTATATTTCTGGCTCAGGTTTGGCAAATCACGCCATGGGTACTTGGCCCAACACCAGTAAACTTTCTGCTCAAGCTCAAAATTGGGTGTTTGCTCTGAATCAATATCCACTGCAAAGAGCCACAAAATATCCAGTGAATCCAGACAGTGAAATTGGTATCGCAATCAATGGTGTTCCATTCTACAGCATAGTGGGCCGATTCAAGGATCGCTTGGTAAATGCCAACGATCTCAGTGAAGAAGAAATCTACACAGAAAACATAGCCGAAACCAATGGTTATGCTGGTCCGGATGCTGGAAACGGATACCTGACCGATAACGATGCTTACGTTTATCGCATGGATCCGGTATTGTTGTATACTAAGAATTCTGCGCAGCACAGTCCTATCCTGGGCTTTGCGCTAGACGGATACCCAATTTATGGACCATATGGTTATGCAAATTCAAACGGTACAGGTGGAATTATAAGAAACACCAGCAGTTACACTCTAAAGAGTGAACTCAGATTGGTTCAGGAAAGTATTCAGAATGGTACCAAATATGCTTCGCTGGGTTCACCCACTGGCGTATACACTGAGGATTGGCAATATGTTCCGGGCGCGGGCACACTGGACCAGCATAATGGAAGATTTGTGATAACTCCAGAATATCCATATGGAACATACGCTTATTTTGTTACCGTGGATGAAAACAACAATCCAGTATACCCCTATATCATAGGTCCCACATTCGCCGGGGTTCCCACTGGACTCAGAATCGAATATCAGGGCCAAAGCAGCGTTCCAGTATATGACAATGGTAGATACACGATGCCCTCAAGCCAGGACTTAGCGGTCAATGACTGGAGTTTGAGATCACCCTCGGGGTCTTTCTATAACGATTACAAGAGATTCCTACAGAGTCCTTATCGTAATTGGTTTGACAATTATACTTACAACCTGGTAAGATTAGATTTAGCAGACGCTGGTAAAGGATATACATCAGAACCCACGATTGTGATCAGCGGTGGTGGTGGATCTGGCGCAACGGCGTCAGCAGCTATCACATCAAGTGGCCAAATTAAAGACTCGGATTTCATTATTAATATTGGTACAGGTTATACTGGTATGCCCACAATCACATTAGTGGGTGGTCAAAACGTGCCAGCTTGGAGTAATACAGTGACCTATAGTTCAGGCACTGTAGTAAGTTATACACCCGCTGGGGCAAGCACATTCTACTATGAATCACTTTCGGGGGTTCCGGCCGGAACATCGTTATCCAACACACTATACTGGGTAGAATTGCCACCCAACAACAGCAAAGTGCCCAGATCTGGCGTACTAGTTCCAGTTTTGGAAAACAACTTGATAAGATCTTTTGACATTTCGATGAAATTTGATCGTGTTAAGGGTCGAGTGGAAACACATACTCTGGATAAGTTATATCTAGCCGGGGACATCGTAAGACATCAAATCAATCAGAAATTCTATATTACTGATAGCAATCTAGTGTCTGCTTCAGCTAACCAGGATCTATACAATGCGGTGAACTGGAATATACTCAACTCCTACAATACAAATGATGTGGTTGAAAATTCTGAAAACGGATTATTGTACAAAGCAACGACCAGCGTTGTGCCAGGAATCGCTATCACTAATACCAGTTACTGGGTCAGATTGACATACTGGAGAGCGATGTCTGAAACTGAAATAGTGGAATCAGATGCAGCTACTAGAATAACTGCCTTCTACACGCCAGCAAACAACATGGTCACTTCAGATCTAAAACAGTTATTGTCTGGTGCTGATTTTGCTGGAACACTGGTTGATGGATATGAATTTACACAAACTCACCCAGTGCCCACTGGAGCATTGGCTGACACTGACGATCAGGAAATAGACAATGTTTCCTTGATGGCACAGTTTGACGCGGCACATTATTTTGGCACCGTGTTCACAAACAAGCATAGAATTCAGGGAACCAGATCTGGTAGTTTTGGTGCATCCAATATCATCAGTGTTGGAGACGAAGACAACAACATTGTGTACACTATTCCATCAGACACCAACCCGTTGTTCACTGCTGCGGTTGCTAGATATATCAAAGTTAACACAAACACTGGTGCTGGAAACAGTCCAGATCTGGCAGAATTAGCTTGCGGTACTCAGGATTTTACTTTTGAATTTTTCTTCAGAATCCAAACACTGGATCAAACTCAAACATTGGTAGATAATTTCAATTCTACTCCTGACAATGGATTCAGAATTTATGTTAGTAACACCAATGAATTAAGATGTGATTATTACAACGCATCAACCACATTAAGACAACAACTTAACGCTGGGGAAACACTCAGAGACATCTGGTATCATGTGGCTTTGGAACGTAAAGCCAATACTATGTCATTGTATCTGGATGGGTCACTCAGAGATAGTTATTCAGAAAGTACAGTTTCAAGTCTGAATTTTACAAGCACTGATGTGTCCTTTGGAGCTAATACTGATGATTCAGATTTGGCCAATGTGTACATGGATGAAGTTCGTCTAACTCGTGGACTACTAAGGTACGATGCAGAAACCTATACCATACCTTCGGGTGGATTCGGAAGAAATACTGATCAAGACGTTTATTACAATAACAACGTTTTGTTGTATGGTTTCGAGTCATTGATAAATGAAGTAGAAGATGTTGAAATCAGGTTTGCAGTTCAGGGAAATCGTAAAGCATTCGCTGATCTCGGTGTAAATCAGAAGGTACTGACTCTGCTCACTGAAAATTTTGCTACTGTGGAAAACCAAACTATTGCCACAGTTCCTTACACTGTGATCAAAACACTGGACGGCGATGTGGAAAACAGTTATGTTTTGACACTGGATAGTGTATATGATATTTTTGTGGGAATGACTGTTAGTGGCTACCAGATCGCAGGATGCCCCAAAGTGGTAGAAATCGACACAGACGCCAAAACAGTGAGATTAGATGTTAAACAAACAGTCATCGACAATGGTACCAGTTTGACATTTATACCAGTAACTGGAAAATCAGATGTACCGGCTATAACAATGGTAGCCCCCAGCATGGTTGGTGAATACAACATAATTGATGCTGGAGTCCACGCTGATTATAGTTTGGGTGTGGAAGATTTCACATTGGAATTTTGGTATAATGATCCAGTACATCAGCTGGTCAGAGACGAAACAGCCAACTCCACGATATATCTCAGCAGTGTTGCTGGTGTGGTTTCTGGAATGAAGATGTTTACCACCACTGGCAATGTTGGAATCAACGTTAACAGTGTAAACACTGAACTGAATACTGTGACTTTGGCGAGCACAATCACTGGTTCATTGGGTGATCAATTGAGATTTGTGAAAACCAATGCTGCCAAGACTGTGTTTGTACTGAGTGATTTTGTTACAGCCAACGTCACTGCTAATGTTTCTGCCAGCACATTGGTTGACGTTACGTCAACAGTTTCTCTCAAAACTGGAATGTATGTAAATGGTACTCAAATTGTGGGGTCAGCTACTGAGGCGGTGACTATTGCTGACATTAACTCCAATGGAACTACTATTACGTTAAATCAAGCACAAACACTCACTGTTCCGGCAGAATTGAAATTTAATCGCAGTAAATTTAGCCTGACAGGAGTAGTAGAAACCAACACTAGTGGTGAACACCGTGTGGTGTTCTATGTAACTGATGCCACTGGGGTAAAGCAGACCCTGTTGTCAGAATACCAGGGGTATTCAGCAACTCCAATCTATGTGGCGCTGGATCGTTATGATAGCAAATTCAAGTTATTCATAAATGGTTCATTAACACAAACAGCCTATGCACCCTGGGATTTTGGTGATGGTATTACTCCGTTGCCTCTGCTGCTCAGCAATACAACAGATCCTTTCTCAGGTAAGCTGGCTGATTTCAGAATAACCAAAGGCGTTAGCCGTTATGGTTTAAGCACACCTGTAGATACTGCAATTTCAAGTGATTTTGCTGATCAATATCTGGGAATCAGATCAGCTGACATCACAGTGGATGGTACTGGTTTCGTCAACAATATCACCAGTGGCAGCACAGAGGAACACATACCAGGCAGACTTTATGATACACTAAACATCAGAGTGTTTGCTAAAAATCCAGCAACACCAACCGCAAACGTTGGTATTGGATATCGAATGTTCCAAGACATGTTACAGAATGTGTATTACTATGCTATACCAGCCAGCGGAACTACAAGTTTGGCTTCAAATTTAACAGCATACGATGATACGGTATATCTGGTTAGCGTGGCTGGATTCCCAGACACCGACCCAGACACCAACAATCGTGGTGTGTTTTTCGTGGCAGGCGAACGAATCAGCTACTTGCACATTGACAGAACAGCCAACACAGTGAGTGGACTGCTCAGAGGAACACTGGGCACACATGTTCCCCTGATGCATTCATCAGGAACTCGTGTGGAAGTAGCTGGTGTAGCTGAACAATTTCCAGGGTCAGCAGGATCCTACGGAGTTATTGGAACAGTTAGCTCGTTGGTAACTTCCAGCAATACAGTGTCGTTGGCTACGGTTAACAATGTTTCAGTAGGCATGGCTGTGCAAAATAGTTTGATCAGAACAAAGGCAACTGAAACATCAACAATTGGCTCAGTTAGTGTAGAAAATGCCTCTGGGATACTTGCAGGGATGAGCGTGGCTGGAGTATCAACTGGGATACCCAAGGTAGTCAGCGTGGTGGGTAACTTGGTGACTTTTGACGCCGTTCACACAGTGTTCAATGACACTTTGCTGACGTTCTTTGTTACAGTGGACAGTGTGGACACCGTCAACAACACTGTTACATTGAGTTCACTTCAGAGTTTCAACGCCAATGAACAGATCATTTTGGGAGAAATAGTTGCAGACGCAGCTAAACCGTTTGGCAAAGTCGTTACCAATACATTAACCAATCATAGAAATACTTGGTATACACCTGGTACGGCAACAGCAGCAAACGGTGCTGGTTTAGCAGCAAGTTCCACAGAAGTTGCACAATTTCTCCTAAATAACCCAGCTCTGTTAAACTCGTTGCCATAAATAAGTTATATGAATGGTCACGAGGAAGTAGAGCAATCCAAAAAAGATCAACCTCAATCAGACAGAGTGCAGGAAACACCTGCACTCTGGATTGAAGGGCATTTGAGAATTTTTGATCCAGAAACAAAACAACAAATGGTAAATACGAGGGCATGATGAAAATAGCATTGGATATAACAGGATGGGTTAATATCAAGGACGCTCATACTGGACAACAACTGGTTAATAAAAAGAATGCCATCCACTATGAAAATTTTTCAGAAGCACTGGCCAAGAGCATCAGTTCTGGGCCTCTAAACGCCAATGATAGCGAAAGTGCAAGTGGGTTTATTAAAGAAATGGCTTTTGGGAATGGTGGTACTGATGTGAGTCCCACAGGAGTTATCACCTATAAAACACCCAACTATACTGGAGTCAATGCTATTCTATACAACCAGACTTATTCCAAAGTGGTTAATCAGCAATTTAGCTTGAACACAGATCCAGTTAACAACAAAATGACAGTATCGCATCTGGTGGGAAAAGCCTACACTGATATTTTGGTAAGCTGTTTGCTTCAATACAATGAACCCACCAGTGGTCAAGCAGTATTTGATAACACCACAGACTTCAATGACACTTATGTTTTTGATGAACTGGGATTGAAGAGTGCTGGTGGTAAATTATTAACTCATGTGATTTTTCACCCAGTGCAGAAAAGTTTAAATCGTTTGATCCAGATTGATTACACAATAAGAATTCAAACACTCACTAATTTGAGTAGCTAACCAGGGAGTTTAATAGATGGCGTATACAATCAAAAGAACCAATGGAAATACCATAACAATTGACGATAATGCGTTGATTACCACTTATGGTGTGCAATTGATTGGAAAAAATCGTCTGGGTTATGGGACTTCTTTTAATCAGAACTTTTTCCGGTTGATGGAAAATTTCAGTAACAGTTCATCACCCAGTAATCCAGTCAGTGGTCAAATTTGGTGGGACACTGCGGGATTTTTGAAAGTATATACCGGCAGTGTTTGGAAAGAAGTCAGCAGTGCATTGGTCTCAGAACCAGCGAATCCGGTTAATGGTGATTTGTGGTTGGACACTGTCAATGCTCAGCTTAAAGCGTACAACGCCAACACCAATACCTGGATCACTATTGGACCCAGTAACACAACCAGCGGTGTACTGAATGGGTTTGTTACAGAAGCAATCACACAGGGACTCTCGACTTATTATGT